GAATTAGATAATGGACAGTTTTGTCTCTATCCTAACAACAGAATGAGGATATATGACAACAGTATCACTCCTGAGACACCTAAGATTCCCGATTTTAAGGTTTCAACCGTGTATTATCAGGTCGAAAACGGTCATGATCGTGATGGATTGGGTTCAGAAGAGAATTATTTTTGGAAAACAGCGAAAGAAAGGTCAGTTGACATCAATGTAGGCGCTGGAAATACCGCAAATTACGAATTTACAGTCGAAGATGAGCCAGAATTGGGATGAAATGAGTGAACATCTCATATTAGATGTCTACGATGGGTATTTTGACGACTTAAATAGTCCAAATTTCCTTCGTGACATCTTTACTCGTGCTATTTTGAAGTCGGAGATGACAATATTGAACGAATATACACATAAATTCAATCCATGTGGTGTTACATGTCTTTTTGCACTCGCCGAAAGTCATGTTTCTTGTCATACTTGGCCTGAATTGGGTCGTATGAACGCAGATTTCTTCACTTGCGGCGAAAAAGACCCCAGAATCAGTGCTAAATATATTATTAACGCTTTAGAATCGGAAAAATACAGAATTAGAGTCGTAAAAAGATAGAAAAAGCGGTATAAATAAAAACAGCAAGCTTTTTGTGTAAATAGTGTCTAGATCATTCAAAGATATCAATTTATCCTTCAAACGTCATCCTGTGACGAATGATGTGGTAACAATTCGTGATGAGGATGCAATAAAAAAGTCTGTGAAGAACATAATTTTTACAATTCTTGGAGAAAAACCTTTTGAACCTAATTTTGGTTCAATAGTTAATCAATCTTTGTTCGAGTTAAATACAACATTGAACGAAATAAGAGTTTCTGACGATATTAAAGCCTCTTTAAAAAATTATGAACCAAGAATTAGTGATATTCGTGTATCAGTAAGAATTGCACCAGATACAAATGAAATGAATTGCACAGTTCAATATGAAATTGTTGGTTTGTCTACACCAACTCAAGAAGTGGACGTTCTTCTTTTTCCAGCTAGAGTATAATGGCTTTCGGACAATACACCAATTTAGATTTTGACCAAATTAAAACGTCAATCAAAGATTATTTGAGGGCGAACACTAATTTTACGGATTATGACTTTGAGGGGTCAAACCTTTCGATTATTATTGACGCATTAGCATATAATACATATACAACTGCCTATAATACCAACATGGCAGCAAACGAGTGTTTTCTTGACTCTGCGACACTTCGAGAAAACGTTGTTGCACTGGCAAGAAACATTGGTTATGTTCCAAGGTCTCGTAGATCAGCAAGAGCAAAAATATCTTTCATTGTAAGTGGTCTTTTAGAGACCTCAACACTTACATTAAACTCTGGTATCGTTTGTAACGGTTCTGGTGAGAATACTAACTACATATTTTCTATTCCAGAGGATATTACAATTCCTGTGACAAATGGAGTTGCTGAATTTAGTAATGTTGAGATATATGAGGGTAGTTACATCACACAAAACTTTACTGTCGATACCTCTTTGTTTAATCAGAAGTTTATTCTTGATAATTCATTCATTGATACTTCAACAATCAAAGTCAAAGTTAAACCAACATCAACCTCTACATCTACAGTTACATATAAACAGATTGATAACATTGTAGGAGTTACCTCAACTTCAAATTCTTACTTATTACAAGAAATTGAAGACGAAAGATATGAATTAATATTTGGCGACAATGTAATTGCTAAAAAGTTGTCAAACGGTAATGTAGTCACTGTTTCATACATCGTAACTGATGGAAGAGAGGGAAATGGAGCTTCCGAATTTAGTTTCGTAGGAAATATTACAAATCAAGATGGTGGATCTATCAATCCATCACTTATTGGTCTTATAACGACTGAAGAGAAGTCAAGAGATGGTGATGAAATTGAATCTATCTCATCGATTAAGTATTTTGCTCCAAGAATTTACTCTTCTCAATATCGTGCAGTCACGGCATCTGATTATGAATCAGTTTTAGGTTATATTTACCCAAACGTTGAATCTGTAACCGCTTTTGGTGGTGAAGAGATGTCTCCACCTCGTTTTGGTAAAGTTTTTATCTCAGTTAAACCTCGAAACGGTGATTTTTTATCTGATGAAACAAAAAGAGAGTTAATTCAAAGATTAAAGAGTTATGCAGTTGCTGGAATTGTGCCAGAGTTTATTGATTTGAAATATTTGTATGTTGAACTTAACACAACACCATATTATAATCCAAGTTTGAATGATGATTCAGATAATCTTAAAACTGGTGTTTCAAATGCATTGACTCAATACTCACGTTCAATTGATGTAAATAAATTTGGTGGTAGATTTAAATATAGTAAGGCTGTGTCATTGATTGACAGTGTTGATTCATCAATTACATCAAATATCACTTTAGTGACAATTCGACGTAATTTGAGAGCAGTTTTGGGTCAATTTGCACAATATGAAGTTTGTTACGGTAATATGTTCCACACTCAGGAGAGTGCCTACAATGTAGTATCAACTGGATTTACAATTGAAGGTGTAACAGGCACTGTTTATCTTGCTGACGAGGTAATTAATCGTGAAAAAGGTCGAATATTTTTCTTTACATATACAGAGGGTGGAACTCCTAGCATTGTAAAGAAAAATGCTGGCACTGTCGATTACATGCATGGTGAAATTCTTATAGATACTGTAAATATAACTTCAACGGTAGTTGCAGACGGCGTGGTTGAAATTCAAGCAATTCCACATTCAAATGACATTGTTGGTCTTCGAGATTTATATGTTAAATTTGACATGACAAATACAACGATTAATATGGTTCAAGATTTAATCTCATCAGGAGAAAATACCTCTGGATCAAGATTTGTACATACGCACAGTTATTATACTCCAACTTTTACGAGAAAATCAAGTTCTCCTGTTTCAACAGCTGCTTCGATTCTTCCATCAACAGCTTCTTCGACTGGAACAACTACATCAAGTAGTGGTACAGTCACATCCACGAGTGCATCTACATCAACTTCAAGTTCTTCTACCTCCACATCCTCTAGTGGCGGTGGATCTAGCTACGGCGGCGGATATTAATGATAGACACATCAATACAAAGAGTTGAAATCAATCAGGTAATTGAGAATCAGTTACCTGAGTTTGTACAATCTGAGAATCCACTTTTTGTGGATTTTATGAAACAATACTATATCTCTCAAGAATATCAAGGCGGATCAATTAACATCGCTGAGAATCTTGACAGATATACTAAATTACAAACATATGTAGGTGCTGCACTTACAGAGTACACTGGATTATCTACAGATACGCAATCTTATTCCTCTACAATATTTGTAGATTCAACAAAAGGGTATCCTAGCAAGTATGGTTTATTAAAAATTGATGATGAAATTATTACATACACTGGTATAGGAACAACTTCATTTACTGGTTGTGTTCGTGGATTTAGTGGTGTTGATAGTATGGATCAACCTACAAGACCTGACTTACTATCATTTAATACAACTGTGGGTGCATCTCATACTGGCGGTAGTAAAGTTCATAATCTTTCAAATCTTTTTATTCGTGAGTTTTTTACTAAACTTAAAAGTACATTTGCAAGTGGTTTTGAAAATCGTAAACTAAGCAGTAATTTAGATAAGGTTAAATTTATTCGTCAAGTTAAAGATTTTTATCGAACAAAAGGAACTGAAGAATCATATCGAATATTATTCAGAGTATTATATGGTCAGGAAGTTAATATTATCAAACCATCAGAGTTTTTAATCAAACCATCTGATGCCGATTATGGTTTTGGTCAGGATTTTGTCGTTAAATCAATTACAGGTGATCCAAGGAATCTAAAGGGTTCAACTCTTTTTCAAGATATTGATAAAAATGATAAAAATATTCGAGGTGCTTCTGGTGCGATATCAGATGTAAAAGAGTTTTTATATGGTGGAGAGAATTATTACCAAATCACAGTATCTCAAGATTCAATTAATGGTGATTTTGTAGTTCCAGGCAGAACTCGTGTTACTGATCCTGTGTCAATTGGTGCGACTATTATTACAGTTGATACAACTGTTGGATTTCCTACCAGTGGTTCTCTATCACTACCAACAGCAAGTGTAGCTGGTGTTGTTACATATACAAGTAAAACATCAAATCAATTTGTTGGAGTGGACACAGCTCGTGACGTTTTAAGCATTGGTGATGACGTTAGATATAACAACGTTGCTTATGGATACTCTTTTGCAAATAATACAAAGAAAATAGAAGTTTTAATTACTGGTGTTTTAAAAGACTTTCCAATTCCAGAGACCACTTTTTATTTTAATAAAGGTGATAAGGTTAAAGTTGGATCATTTGGAGTTAATAAAAGTTCTGAGGATGCTAACTTTAGTTCATGGGTTTACAACACTTCTGTAAAATTTACACCAAAGACTGTTACCAGACAGTCAAGCAGTAGTTTTCAAATTGAAACTCTTTCTGATCATGGATTTTTAGAAGAGGATGCAATAGAAGTTTTAGACGGACAAAACACATTATTAGGAGTTGGTCGTGTTTTAAGTGTTATTAGTAGTTCCACTCTCATATTAGGTGATTTGCCTGGAGTTGGTATAAACAATTTTGCATCTATCAGAAGAAGATTAAAAAAAGGAAATAGTTCTCTTCATACAAATATTAATAAATACACAACTGATGTTCAAAATGTATATGATCATGAAAGTGATAATGAATTAGCATTACCACCACATCCTCACATGTATGTTACCTCACCTTCTCTTCCAAGTTTAGGTAACGAACCAATAGCTGCACCAGATCGTTCTATAACATGGACTGGCGCTACTGGAGGAGACCTTATACAGTTGATACAGGTAACAGAAGGTGCAGCAGATCATGGATTCTATTCTGGGGAAGTTGTTACTTATAATGTCATCAGTGGATTCTTAGGTCAACTTATTGATGGTAAAAATTATTACATAAGTCGTGTTGACTCTAATAATATTCGTCTTGCAAACTCCTTACCTGATTTGGTAAATGGTGATTTTGTGGATGCAACAGGAAATGGAACATTTAAAATTTCTGTTCCTGACTTAGCAAACAAAAAACTCGATCATCAGAAGTTATTAAAGAGATTCTCACTAAATCCAGTGTTTGACGGGGCAAGACGTGAGACAGCGCCAGGCGCCACTGGCATGCTTGTAAATGGTACAGAGATACTAAACTATAAGTCAGGTGATGTTATATTTTTTGGTGGTGTTGAATCAATAGATGTTCTAGAAGGTGGATCTCAGTTTGATGTTATTACTCCACCAAAAGTTAGTGTAGAAAGTTTAACTGGTGCTGGTGTTAGTGCAACAGCGAACGTTAAAGGACAGTTTGAAAGAATTGATGTTATAGATCCAGGCTTTGATTATGTTGCACCACCAATTGTAGAGATTAGTGGTGGTAATGGTAAAAACGCAATCGCAAGATCAAGATTAAAACAAGTTGATCACTTTATGGATTTTGATGCATCATCTACAGGTAATGCAATCAATATCGCAGATGACACAATAGGTTTCGGAACATTTCATAAATTCCGTGATGGAGAGGCAGTAATCTATAAAACGTTTAATACTGGTGCAATAGGTATTGCAAGTGCTGGTATCACAACGACTTTAATTCAAAATAATCCAGATCAAAGATTAGTTGATGAATCAATTTACTTTGTATCAAAAGTTAATCAAACAACAATTAAACTTGCAAATAATCAGAATGATGCATTATCAAAATCAAACTTAATTAACTTAACTGGTTTTGCTGATGGTTCACAAAGATTTCAAAGTTTAAGAAAGAAGTTTGTTTTAGGTCAAATAATTATCGATAATCCTGGCGAAGGATATGAAAATAAGAGAAGACTAATTCCAACTGCTGGTATTAATACATATTCTGATTTTATTGAATATACCAATCATGGATTTGAAGATGGAGAACTTGTTCGTTATTCAAATAATGAAGTTAAGATTGGTGGTTTAGATACAGATCAGGATTACTATGTTTTAAAAATTAGTGATAGTCGTTTTAGACTTGCAGCTGCTGGAATTGGATCTACATTGTCCGATGCAAACTATCAGTCAAAACAGTTTGTTGGACTGACATCAGTTGGATCTGGAGAACATGTATTTAATTACCCACCTATTACTGTTCGTGTTAAAGGAACGATTGGAATTAATACAGCAGAACCAGAAAACTATCATGCAAGGGTGAATCCAATTGTAAGAGGTTCGATTACATCTATTAACGTTGAGAATGCTGGGCTAGGATATGGAAACGCTACAACATTTAATTTTAGTATTCCACCACAAGTGAGAGTATCTTCTGGTTCGTCATCTGAGTATAAGGCGATTGTTACAAACGGAAGAATACAATCTGTAATTGTAACTCGTTCTGGTGCAGAATATACATCTACTCCTGATTTAACAATTTTAGGTGACGGTGTTGGTGCTAAGATAATATCATCAATTAGTAATGGAAGAGTTGATCAAGTCACTGTTGATAATGGTGGTGTCGGATATTCAACTGCAAGTGTTGGTGTTCAAGAAGTAATTCCTGGCACAGGTGCTGTATTTTTACCAAAGATTAGATCATGGGCGGTTAATAACGTCAAGCGATACGAAGATATATTTTATGGAGATGATGGTTTCTTAACAAGAGGTGATAATGATGAAGGAATTAAATTTACAACATATTATGCACCAAGAGGTCTTAGAAAAATATTAAAATCAAAAAATAGTGATGGAACTATTGATTACACATCAAATGACTTAAATCTTTTAAATAATGCAGAACAAGTATCTTTAAATCACTCACCCATTATTGGTTGGGCTTATGATGGTAATCCAATATACGGCCCTTACGGATATGATCGTAAGGATGGTGGTGTTGTAAGACTCATGAGATCTGGATACTCTCTTAAGACAACAAGAGAGAATGGGCCTCCAATATCTACATTCCCACTTGGATTCTTCATTGAGGATTATGAGTTTCTTGGAAATGGTGACTTAGATGAAAATAACGGAAGATATTGTATTACTCCAGATTATCCAAATGGAACTTTTGCTTATTTTGCAACAATTAATCCAAATGAAAACGAAACTAGCGGAACATTTAAAAACTTCCGTTCCCCAGTATTTCCATATTTAATTGGTGCAAATTACGCTGCACAACCTGATGAATTTAACTTTGTAGAAACAAATAACCAAGACCTTGATTTAAACACTCTAGGATTAAGAAGAAATACAAACCCATACAAACTTGAGGGTTCTGGTGTAGATTATGAAGGCATACATGATAGTCGAAAGAAAGTTGAGCAAGAAGTTGAAGTTAATTATGCTTCTGCTGGTCGAATAAATCAGTATGAATTATTAAGTGCTGGATCTGGATATCAAGTTAAAGATCCTCTTAGAATTAAAAACTTAGATAAAGGAAACGGATTTGCTGCTGAGATATCAAGAGTAGAGGGAAAAGAAATTGTATCTATAGCATCAACTGTAGTTAAAATTGAGAACATAGTATTTACATATAATAAATTAAATGGACAAGTAACTGGTCTATCAACTCAACCACATGATTTAGTTGTTGGTGATGTTGTTACTATTTCGGGACTTTCTACAGATTCTTTAAGAAGATTAGATGGTAGACATCAGATTGGATTCACCACATCAACCTTAAAACTGAATACAGGCATCGGAACAACTGGGTCAACTGGCATGATCACAAATCTGTCCGTGACTGGTGATTTATCTCGAAATTCAATCACGCCAAATGATGTTTTAGGCATTAATACAGAGAGATTCTTAGTTCTTAATGTTGATGATGTAAATGATAGGGTGAGAGTTAAAAGAGAATTTGATGGTGTTTTAGGAACTGCCCATACAGGCACATCTTTAATTACGTCTTTAAATCGTAATATCACATTTAATTTAGGTATTAATACTGATATACAAACTAGAGTTAATGTTCCATATTACTTTAATCCTATCGAAAGTGTCTCTTTAGGAGAATCAGCTGGAGTTGGTATTGGTTCTACAATTTCATATTCGTATCAAGTTATTGGTGGCGGTTCAACTGATAGATTTGTACCAACTCAAAATATATTTTTACAAGATCATGGTTTCGTAACTGGACAAAAACTTACATACTCTAGTGATGGAGGGAATCCACTTTTAGTATCAAATGGTATAGGCCAAACATTTAGTTTAACAAACAACTCTCCAGTATTTGCAATTAATCTTGGTAGAGATTTACTTGGTATATCAACAAATCCATTAGGTATTGGATCTACTGGTTCAATAGCTGGTATAGGTTCAACAGCTTATCAATTATTCTTTAAAGGTCATGGAACTGGTAAAACGCATAGTTTAACACCAACACATACTGAAATCACTGGTTTTGCAGAAAAAGTTGTTGGAACAGTTGTTTGTAAAGAGGCACACAATTTAATTGCAAATGATCGTGTATCTTTATCAGTAACACCAGGCATCACAACTACATTTAATGTTCAGTTTGACGACACCACTCGCAGAACATTCATTAATCCAATTAGTTTTGGTGCATCTGATGTAGATATAGTTAAAGATCAAATTACACTTCCTAATCATGGATACTCAACTGGTGATAAGATTCTTTACAAATCAACAAATCCAGCAAATCCATTATTTAATGATTTTACATATTTTGTTGTTAGAATTGACAAGAACACAATTAAATTATCTGACACTGCCTTTAAATCTAAAAAATTAATACCTGAGTGTATATCACTTACATCAACTGGGTCTGGACATAGGATTGCTCTTATCAATCCACCACTATCACTGACTCGTGGATATAAAGTTGGTTTTGCTGTATCTGATACATCATTAACTCAAGTCATATCAGGAAAGAGAAATCAGGTGTTTGATTTTGAATTATTCCGAGATACAAACTTTACAAACCCATATTTTAATAATTCAAAGGATGATGGATTCCAAGTTATAGGTGTTGGAACAGTTGGAGTTACAACCACTGCGAGAGTTGATTTATCTGTAACAGAAAACACTCCAGATGATTTATTTTACAAACTAACATCTGTAAATTTAAATATCAATGCTCCATTTAAAAGAAATCCAATCGTAGATACTGATGTTATTAATCATTCAAGTTTAAAAATATCAGATAGTGTTTATAATGGTGATTATGTAATTACAGGTATTGGAAGCACCACATTCTCATTTGTGTTACCATCTCAACCAGAAAAAGATGGATATACAAAGGAGGAGGCGACAACTTTAACATATAATACATCATCTACTCGTGCCTTAGGATCCATAAACAGAATTAGAATAATATCAAAGGGTAGAAACTATCAAAATATTCCTGTTGTAACATCAATCGGATCTACTCTTGGAGTTGGTGCTGTAGTTAGATTGAATAGTAATGAAACAGGTAAATTAAGAAATTATACAATTAAAAATCTTGGATTTGATTACTCAGCTGATAAAACAATTCAACCATCTGTTCAACTACCACAAATATTAAGATTAGACAGATTATCTAAAATTGAAAATATAGGAATTAGTTCTGGTGGTAAAAATTACTTAGAACCACCCAATATAGTTGTTATAGATCGTGTAACTGGTTTGGTCAAAAACGAAGTTTTAACATCAGTTGATTTACAAGGAACATCTGTATCTGAAGTTAGAATTTTAAGAAATACAAACTCTTTATATGATACAAATCCAAAAATAGTTGCTACAAACAATAACAACGGAATTAAAGTTAAAGACTTAGATTTCACATCTGGTACAAATGTTGTAACGTTAACACTTGAGGGTGGTTATACCTCATCAACATATCCATTTACTTTAGGTCAAAAGTTATACGTTGAAAACATCGGTATCGGTTCAACAGGAAGTGGATTTAACTCGGCAGATTATGATTATGAGCCTTTTGTAATTACTGGTGTCAACACAAATCCAGGCGGAGGAAATGCTACAGTTTCTTATAAACTAGATTCGTCGGTCACACAGCCAGGCACATTTAGTGCAGCTAAATCATCTGGACAAGCGATACCTTTTGAGAATATTGCACAATTTGATATCGGTGTCGATACAAATCAATTTAGTGTTGGTGAAACTGTAAGTACAGGCGATAAAGTTGGAACTGTTGTTGCATGGAATGAGAATAACAAGTATTTAAAAGTTCTTTCAAATGATACTTTTAATATTGGTGAATTTATTAATGGTGCATCTTCAAAATCTATCGCACTGATTGAACAGACAACAAAGTTTAGTTCTGTCTTCAATATAGATTCTGATTCAGAATTTAGAAGTGGATTTAGAAAAGAAACTGGTAAGTTAAATACTGAATTGCAAAAACTAGCTGATAATGATTACTATCAAACATTTTCATACTCATTAGGAAGCACAATTGACTACGACACATGGAAAGATCCAGTTAATAGTTTAGGTCATGTTGTTGGATTTAGAAATTTTGCAGATGTGAGTGTTGTGTCTACTGCATCAACTGATGATAAGAATAGAAGTAACGCTAGAGTTGGCGTTTCATCAGCCGTTGCCGTAGTTGTTGCAGATTTAATAAGTGAGAATGAATCTCTTCATAATTCATATGATTTTGATTTAGTTACAGAAAATTCCAAAAATATTAGTGGAAATTTTGCTTCTGATGAAATTAATTTTGGTAATAAAATTTTAACAGATTACATAGAATCAAGAACAAACAGAGCAATCTCAATTGATAGTGTTAGTTCTCAGTTTAATGACTTACCTCGTGCGACTGCGTTCTCCGATGTATTTGCTTTTGATATTGATGAAGTTGATGGTGTTAAGTTTTATGTGTTACTTTTTGACACTAGATTTTCAGGTGAAAAAGAGATAATTCAGGTCAATCTACTTCATGATAGATCTATAGGTTATATGATGAAGTTTGGTCGTGTTGAAACATCAATTGATCTTGGTGATTTTGATTTTGCGATAACAGGAACAACAGGAAATTTAAGATTCGTTCCAGCTAAATCTAAGTTCAATAACTATTCATTAAGAATATTTGCACAAGAAACATTTAAAAATACAGTTGCAGCTGAGGGAGACATTGGAACTGAGATAAACGTTGGAGTTGGTGTCAGTATCATATCTTCATCAACTGGTATTGGTTCCACAGATCCATCTCCAGTTCAAGTTGTAGGATTTGGAACTACTGCGGTTACAACAACTAAATTACTTGTTCAAACACAAGAATTGGGTGGTCAGGAAAGAACTCAAATAAATGAATTAGTTGTATTAAATGATAGTGAAGAGGTATATCTTCTAGACTATGCACAGATGATTAATGATAATATATCTGGAACTAACGCTCCGAGTGTCGGACTTGGAACATTTGGTGCAGATGTAAGGTCTGGTATTACAAGTGTTTACTTTACTCCTGAGACTGGAATTGGTGTAACGATGAGAGTTCATCAAACATCCATAGGTTCAACTGC